GATCAACTCCTACGGGATCGGCGGTGGCAACAGCAATGGCCCTTTTAACAGCAGCTTCCATGAAATGTTGATGGGTTGTAAATTCTGGGCGTTCTTCCAGAGGACCCCATCGGAGGTCAGCTTGGGCCTTGGTCATTCCCGCACCGGCACCCCATCGACGCTTTTGGAGAAGCTCTGGATCGTACTGATCGGGATATTCAAAGCGTCTCGGCTCAACAGCCGTTCTAGCCTGTGCGCCTTCTGGAACTTCCGGGCGAGGCGCAAGAAACGGCACCTGTCCTGGCTTCGATTGTCCCACCGCAAGTTGACGGGCGAGAACAGTCTGTTCAGGTGTCAAGGGTGGAGCCGACCCCCTCTGCCCAAGCGGTTGAGCCTGAGAGGGAACGGGTGTCTGCGCTTGAAGCTCTGTTGGCGCTGGAGTCGGAGGTGGAGTCCCTGGTGGCGACCTAAACGACGCTTGCTGCACTCGCGGTTTATCCGTCATCTGAAACGGATATCGAAATGGTCGCGTCAGTTCCGGTCTAGCCTGTTGAGGAATCGGACGAGTCTGAAGCGGACGCTGGAGTCCCGTTGGAGGTGTGCCACGCGGGGGAATTGGCCGACTGGGAAGATGTCCCCTTGGTGTAAGGCCGTCACGAGGAGCCACGCCAACTGGTCTTTGAAAACGCCGCTGCTCATCCGAAGATTCACGTAATTGACGATCTGGTGAGTCTTGCCATTGGTCAATCAGTTCCTTTCCAGTTGTTGGATGAAAAGGCAGTGGCTCTCTCAGACCTTGTTGAAGATGCGACAGATTCCGACTAGCCGATAGCAACTCTTTCGCCGCCTCTTGTCTCACCTCGGGAGGTTGCTGTTCATCCTCTAGGATCATCTGCCAAAATTCATTCTGTCGGCGCAACTGTGCCGTTTCCTGTTCCAGTTTTGCTATCTGAGCTTGGTTGAACTCTCGCAGCGCCGTTTCAGACGGATCTAGATACTTGGAAACAGGACCTGCAACGCCCTTAAGAAAACCGCCCCAATCCCAATTTAATCCCATAGGAATATCCTGCTATTTTCCAACACTCATAATCAGCTTGATGAGTTCTTCAATATCCATCGATCCGTCTTTGGCCTGTTGGGTGAGAAAATCCAAGGAATCTCCTCCAACTTGACGCCTCTGCACACCGGGTATTCCTTCTCCTGTAGTCATATATTCATCAGGTGTGCCTTTCCCAGACCTTTTGAGTAATTTCTTGAGTTGATCTTCTTCGGCAAGATAGTCGCCTCCCGCCGTGAGTGCCGCTGAAGCAAAATCTTTCAAAAATGCCATCGCTTACCCCCACCCCATATAGGGCGATCCGGGACGCTTGACACCGGCCATTCCACGAGCCGATCCGCGCTGTCCTACCCCTGGGACCGCCAATCCCTGCATCTGGTTGCCGAGACTTGCGGCAAAGCCAGTCGGATCAGCGCCTTCTTGGAGCATGGCGGGACCGACCTGTGCTGGTTGTTGTGATGCGTGCATGGGAGGCGCAACCCCCATCGGGCCACGTCCACGTCCCTGTGATCGTCGCTGGACACCGCCGACACGACGACCGGGTGCGCTCCGTCGAGCGGGAGGTCGCTGCTGTGGAGGCCGACCCATCGGGGACTGCGGGATTCCACGCTGCATCGGTGGACCTGCGGAAAACTGTGGGCCTCCAGTGTAGGGATTAAATGCCATCGTCGTCCTCTTGAGAAGTCGTCATGTTCCAATCTAGTAGTTCTTTTCGCGTTCATACGCCGCCGTGGTTCCTGCACCCGGATCTGTCTCACCCGCCGCATACCCTTGCGCTGCAAGCCCCGCCATTTCCATATAATTCTGAAGCAGCGGCAGAATCGCATCAAACCGTCCCTGCTGAATCGTTTCCAACGCCTGATCCCGCGTAATCCCGTACTCAGCCAGAAACTTATTCCATTCCATGTTCTGACCCAAAGACGCTAGAGCGATTTCAGACAGCATCTGCTGTCGCTCACCCACCGTCTGGGCTGTGGCGAGGACGTTTCGACTCTGCTCCTGCGACATCCCGGTGGCGAGAGACATGGCGTTCGAGAGGCGGTTCTCCTGCAACACGTCCGCCTGTTGTGCAAACTGCCCGCCCTGCTGTAAGGCTTGCTGATACCGTTGGTCGGCTGCGGCTCGTTCTGCAAGTGCAATCTGTTGTCCGGCCTGGGCATACATCGGGGCCAATCCCTGCTCCAGACGCTGCATGTAGTCGAGTTCCGGTCCCTGTCCCAGCAGGTTCCGTGAGGCCAGTGCCGCTTGCCCCTGTTCCATCTGGGCCTGACGCATCATATCGAGAGGCGAGCGTGCGGCCTCGATTTCCATCGCTCGACGCTGCTGATCCTCGGGCATCGCTCCGCCTCTGGCAATCAGTTCTTGCAGCGTGGACTGCACATCCTCACCCAGTGGGGTCGTTTCAAGCGCCCCGGCTCCCTCACGTCCTAGCACATTTTCTAGCGTGTACTGGATTTCACCAGCGAGAGGCGTCGGTGCGGTGCCTCCATACCGAAGCATCTCTTCGAGACTTAAATTGGTCAAGGCCGACAGCGGGTCTTCACCAACGGGAATCGTGGAGAGGTCCTCCCACTCAGGACTTACCATCTTCGAGAGTCCTGTAACCGGTGGAATAATGCCTGTGTCAGCAATTGGTGGCACACCCGGAAACTTATTATCTAGTGGTGGTGGCGGAGGATCTTCTCCGTTTGGGGGAGGGGGAGGTGGATCGTCTATTTCTACTTCTGGCATGTCGCATCCCATGAAGCGACCATTCTCGTCAACAATGGGTGTCCCTCCTGCGGAGATACAACTTAACGACCGAGATCGCTCTGCTTCTTGCGCCTGTCTATATCGCGCAACATTCTGGTTATAGCCAGACTGCCAGTCACCGATTGTTGATCCTCGTTCAGCATAGGGAGTTTCGCCATATTCCTCGATTGCTGTTTCAACATCGGCAACACGGTCCGCTGTTTGTGGGGAAAACAGGGTGCGTGGACCTTCATAGGGTCCGGCTCCCTCTGCCATCTTCGCTAGCTGCCATTCAGTGGGAATCGTGGACCCTGTAGGCGCGGGATCTCCCCCCCACTTCCACAAATTTCCCATGCCTGTCGGGGCATCCCACGGCTTCCATCGCTCCTCCCACGGACCCGTAGGCTGATAGCCCAACGATCCTTTCTCATATCGGGAGGGATCCATCCCTGGAAGAAATTCTCTCGCACCAGTTGGTGCGCCAAGTCCGAGCCACGGGCGAAATCCAGCATCGAAATCGACACCACCGAACATATCTGGTGGTGGAGGGAGCGGCCAAGGCTCTGGCATCGTAACCAGAGGGGGACTCTGCCGAAACCCAGAACCAAAGGGATTCTCGTACTGTGAGGCCGGGGGTATTTGTTGAGGTGCTAGACCAGCTTGTGCTGGAGGTGGAGGAAATTCATCAGGCATCGTAGGAGTGACAACGGACGCATCATACCCCTTCGCAGTAAGCGGAGAAGACCCTCCCTGTTGCGAGGGTTGGTCGAAAACATTGCCTCCCACATCAAGGGGTGTTTGGTCTATCTGAGACGGAACAAGATTGGGGTCCGTCGCGGTGCCATCCCAGTCAAAGTCTGGGATATCAGTGTCCGTGAACCCACCGAAGGGGAGTGGTCGTCGCGGCATCGTCGTCTCTCGCTATCCTGGAGCGCCCTCTGGAATCGGAGGATTCCAGTCTTTGTATTGTTGCGTAATCTGTTCCAGATTGGGAGGCGGCTCAATTGTCCTCTTTCTTCTTGGCACTCCCTGAAACAAGGGATAGTCTCGTCCCATCGTGAGATTGCCAAGGGGATCAGAACTCACACCCATCAGCGTGAGCGCCCCCTGAAGCTCAGGAATCCCTCCCCCCACTTGTGGCATCGTCATATCAGGCTGACGCAATCCTTCGTAGCGTGGATTGGTCGCCCCTAATTCGGTCATACGGGCTTCGTCCTCGGGACGAAATCTCGGCGCATCCTGAAAGAGCCAGCGGTCACGGCCTACAGGGGACTCGTCGGCAAGTAGCGTCTCGTGTCCCGGTGCGGGAGACGGGAATCTGATGCCAGGACGCCCCATCAGTAGGGGACGCATGAGGGCCGGATCGCGTCCGGTGACGCCAATCGGCATCGGCAAGCCTCCGCCACGAAACATCGGCGGCTGCTGGACAAAAGCTGACGGCAGACTAACGGGCATCCCCGCCCGTTCTGCGGCAATCGCCCCCAGTTGCTCAATATTGGCTCTCGCCCGATTGAGCAACCACGGAGGCCACGCATCGCCGGTATACCCGTAGAGTTTACCTTCGGCGCTCGCTCCCAGCGCTCCGCCAAGGCCGCTCAGTGCCGCTGAACCAATCATTCCCCACGGAGGTGCCATATAAAAAATCCTTTACAGAAAGTCCATCTGAAACCGGTCCAGATGGCAGTATATCACTCGCTCACCTGCAACGTAATCATGCCGCGCAGATCCACATTATTTGTGATGCTCGACGGCCATGCTGCATGGTCGGTGCGGAAGCAATAGAGCTTATCCGTGCCTCCCGTCGTAATGTACCCTTCCGTATCGACCGACCCTCGGATTGTCAGCGGGCCGGTGTAGGTGCTTTCCGTTGCGGACAGTCCCTGTGGGAGTTGGATCTGGAACTGATTCCCCATTCCTGACCCCGTGGTCGTGTCTTCCAGAAAGAAGTTCACCACGAGGAACTGGCCGATTTTGATAAATTGATACAGCTTCTGGTCGGCGCTTGCCACCGTCCATGTGCCGCTGTTTGCCGTGAAGTTTCCGGCGGCGAATGTGACATCTTGCCATCCTAGCTCCTGTTGAATTCGTTGCAGTCTCCGGCGCGTATCGAGGGACGAGAAATAGAGCGACCGCATCGCCTGTTCCGTGACGATCCCAGACTCCTCCCGTATCCGCGCAAAGTCGGGTGTCGGGAAATCGAGCGGGATGTTAGATCGGGCCATTATCTACGTCTCTGGACCCCCGACCCACGATGCCACGTTGTTAAAGGATTCTCCTTAACGATATCCATTGGATTATCTGACCGCGTTAAATCGAAAATCTCACTAATGGCTGGTGCGCCCTTTCTTCGTGAAACCCCAACAATCGCATCTATATCTCGGATCTTCGCTTGTTGAGCAGCGATGTTTTCAAGAGTAGCGATCCTTCTTTGCATACCGCTTCCGTAACTACCCCAGTCCATGTCCATCTCGCCGGATGGATGGAATGTTCTTTCTGTCCGTCTGTACGGAGAACCACTTACGATCTCTCCTGCAAGCTCGGGATTTCCTCCGTGCCTCTCTAAGAAGTCCCAAATCTCCCCAGCATCCAAACCTGCTTCTGGATTTCTTGCCCGAGATGCAAACTCACCTAGTTCCCTTACAAGATCGTCCCATTGTTTTCCAGTGAGATGTTCATAGGCTCGTTGGGTAGGCTTATTACCAAACCCGCCACGAGTGATGAGTGGATTCGTAAACTCCCCTGCTGCTTGAACCACATCAGGACCGCCGAACGGAAGATACCTTTTATGAGTGAACGAAGACAATCCTGGATGACCCTCTGGGGCAAAAAACACACCGCCTCGTCCAGCAGTTTGTCCGGCCTGTTCTGGAAGCTGCCGCCTATGCATTAAAACTCGAAGGATATCGTTGACTCCGAGCGATGCAGACGGCGTACTTTTAACCGCCGTCTCGTAGAGTGGACGGGTTACGTTCTTGAGGAGAACTGTCCCTGTTCCACCCGGCATGAGCGACAGAATAGAGTTCTGTGCCTCTTCCTCCGGCGTAGATCCAGAGAGCAGATCCAGTAGCGTGTTGATTCGACCCTTCCCTCGCCTCGCAAGAGACTGTCCAAATGTATCGAAGACAGTGGGACTGGTATCTTTAAATCGAGGCGTAAGCCGTGGGCGACCAATCGCTGTTTGGCCCATTACTGCAACCGCCGCGTGGCTCCCGGCAGCACCTGAAACCCGAGGGTCATCCCCTCCAGACTCCAACTGCCGTTCTGGGCGTCATCGCTGATGCGAATCCGGCACCCGACATCCTGAATGAAGTCCCCGTTGGACCCTTCCATGTTAATGATTCTCTGCACAGAATCGAACGGAATCGTGATATTGGACTCTGCGGCTGTCTGAATCCCGTTCCCATCAGCGGTAATAAGCTGAAGACCTAGTGGTTCAATTGACTTGCTGGCACTCCCGCGTCCGACCGCCTCGTCAGAAGAGCTACCGCTCATCCATTCCACCGTCAGAGTCACATCAGAGTCGGCTTCGGCCACAATATCCACCCACCGAAACCGCTTCTCATACGACATGAGTTGCTGTGGCGCACGCGTACTCCACGAGTTGTCCGTCCCGTAGATGACCTTGGTAATCCACCGCGCCGGAATGTTGGAGCCGTCAAAGCTGTCACCGTCGAAGAACTCGTAGCAGAACCCACCCTTGCCCGTCTGCGCCTCGCCCGTCAGAATCACCTGCGTATCAGTGGAGGTTTCAATCGTGGTGGACGCCGACATCGGCATATCGGGCCACACATACCAGACGCCCCAGCGATAGTTCCAGACCACCGCCTGATTCGGCTCCGCATCATCCCCTGAAGTGGTCGGCCCCGCCCAGAAGAACATGATGTGACCGTTCTCAATGTCATGCGTGGCATGGACCTTGGCACGCTGGGCATAGAGCGCCGTCTTGAGTGTTTCCTTGACTGGCGTGGAGATAATGGTGTCGTTGTTCCCGTCGAAGATCCGAATGTCCCCCAGCGGCGTGAAATACGCCAGCATCACGCGAGGCGTCGTGACCTGGTTTCCAGAGGAATCGGTATAGACCGCTCCTGCTGGCACCTTCACGATGGACCGCTGGGAGACGGCCCCCACCACTGCATTGGACTTGGTTCGCACCCAGTCCATGATGTCGGAGACTATTTGCCCGGTGCCACTGACGGTCCAGATGCTGCGCTCCTGGAACACGACCAACATCCCCTCGAAGTCCCCCACCATCCCTGTAACGATGTCTCCGACCGATGATTGATCTGTGAAATCGAGATAGTTATTCGCTCCCACCTGATCGGGAAGTCCTGGATCGGACCAAAAGACACGCCGAGGATTGGCATTCGTGCGCCCCCACCAGAGTCGCTGCTTGTGGGGTTCACAATAGTAACTACCGCTGGCTGGGGCATCGCCATGCTCCTGTAAGAGTCGATGTTCAAGGATGTCCAGATCCGACGCATTGTCGGTGTAGCTCGTGGTCGTCCGTCCGTCAATAAACGTGACGAAATAGTAGTTCGCGCCGGTTCCAGTCGTTC